CGTACATGTTGGTTAGACCGTGGTGTTGAATTATTTCCTGTCGCTGCATCGACAGACCACGTCTTGTACTACCAAGAGCTTGGTAACGACGATGGCAGCTACGTTCCGTCGGCGGGGATTAATGCGTACATCGAGTCCAGTCAGATCGACATTGGTGACGGGGATCAGTTTGCGTTTATCAAGCGGATGATACCGGACATAACTTTCCGAGACAGTACGAACGAAACGCCCCAAGCGACAATGACTCTCAAAGCGCGTAACTTCCCCGGTGGAGCTTACTTGCAGAGTAATTCTAAGGTTGTTGAAAAAACGGCCTCGGTTCCTGTTGAGCAGTTCACGAATCAAGTTCATCTCCGTCTTCGGGGAAGGTCGTTTGCGTTTAGGATTGAAAGCACGGATACAGGCATAGCTTGGAGGCTTGGGTCACCGAGAGTTGATGTGCAGGCTGACGGGATGCGCTGATGTCTCGTAACCTAGTTCTTCCCTTCTTTCCTGTTGCCCCTACAGAGTACAGTCAACCGTACTTTGCAGAGGTCGTTCGGGCGTTTTCTGTTTACTTGGAGCAGATGCAAAACCCTGGGGAGGGTCGAAATACTTTCATGGTTCTAACCAACCTACAAACAGACGACAGCGGTCTTGAAACAGGGGCATTGTTTCAGCAGGACGGTTTTGTTAAGATCACATTAATCAATACGCCCCATGTTCGAGGTTCCGCAGGAACTGGAGAGATCGGAACAGTTACAGTGAGTACAACATGACAGCTACAATTATTAAAATGGCGGACGGTTCGAAGTGGAAACCTTCTACGAGTTCTGATATGGTGCATTGTGTAAACTGTAATAACGCAGTTGACACGCCTGAAGAAGTTGCATCTTACCCAGACGGAAATTGCCCTGATTGCAATCAGTCTTGGACAGGGGCCGAGCGGCGCAGTACTAAGATTATAGTTACAATGCCCGAGCAGATAGTAGGTGGATCGCAATGAGTATAGGCAGTTTACTTGGCGGATTAGCCGCAAACATTCTTCTTCCAGGCTCTGGTATTTTGGGCCTGATCGGCGGTGGCCTAGGCGGGGATCTTCTTCAAAAGGCTTTGTTTGACGATGAACCAGAGGACCCGACAGACGAGAAACTAGATAAGTTCAACATGGGCCCTGAGCAGCAAGAAGGTTACGACCGCAATTTGTATAGGTCTCGATACGATGGATCAGGGTTCGACACCCCCGAGGAAAGAAATGCGTATGACCGATTGTTAATGGCAAGTGCGGCTCAGGCTCAAACTGTAGATCCCGTATATCAAGGGTTGGCGCAAGGCGGATTGGCGCAGTTCGCAGGGGGCGGCTTGATCCGTGGTCCAGGGACCGTGACCAGTGATTCAATCCCTGGTCAGATCACGCAGAACGGCAGGCCCGTTGAAAATATCTTGGTTGGAAATGGCGAAGTAATACTGTCAGGGAAAGACTTGGCAAACATGGACCCTGATGGGGACATGAAGCGGGCAGGTATGCGCTTAGGCGGCGCAGCGAATGGAACAAGAGGCGCAGAAGCAGCAAAGATGTTTGCTGAAGTTGCGCAGAGAGGGTAGTCACCATGGCAATGCAAACAGCAACAACTACATCGATTGCCGACTTACCAGACTGGCAGAAATCCTATATGAAAGAGATCCTTGGTCGGGCGCAGGGCCTTGCCAAGGATGATTACGCTTTACCCGCATATCAAGTTGCGGGTCGAACACCCTTGCAGCAACAAGCCGTGAGCCTCGCACAGCAGGGCGTTGGGTCTTACGCCCCGATGTTGCAAGCGGGCGCAGGTAGTGTGGGCACGGGCATTGAGGCTGCGCAGGCGGGGTTAAATCCATTAGCCGCATCTATTACCTCTGCGGGAGACATCGGCGCTACTACTGCAGCAAACATTCTCAACCCAAACGCCGCGCAAGCGTACATGAACCCCTATGAGCAGGCTGTTGTTAATCAAACAATGTCCGACATTCAGCGGCAAAGTGATATCCAGCAGCGGGGGTTGGCGGCTCAAGCTGTAGGCGCGGGTGCATTTGGCGGGTCTCGTCAAGGCATTCAGGCGTCAGAGCAGCAGCGCAACACTATTGATGCGCAAGCTCGAGCAGCAGCGGGTCTTCGTCAGTCCGGATACAACCAAGCGCAGCAACAGCAGTTGGCTCGGGCTCAGGCCGCAGGTCAGGCTGGATTAGCTGGGGCACAGTTGATGCAACAGGGCGCGGCACAATACGGCCAGCTTGGTCAGGGCATCGGAAGCCTTGGTATGCAGCAAGCTAAACTTGGCGAAGCGTTTCAAGGCCTTAACCTTAATGACATCAACACGCTGTCTAGCTTTGGTGGTCAAGAGCAGCAGCAGCGTCAAGCCGAGTTGGATGCACAGCGTCAAACACAGTACCAAAATGTTATGCAGCCTTATCAACAGCTTGGGTTCTATTCAGACATTTTCCAAGGCATGCCGACATCGCAGTCCACGTTTACGTCCCAGCAGCAGCCAGGTGCAAGTCCGATATCACAGTTTGCAGGATTAGCTGGAGGTCTGTATAGTCTAGGTCAGACGGGTATGTTCGGTGGAGGCGGCTAAGATGAATGTTTTAAACCGGAAGATGTTCTCCAACCGAGATGCTCGAAAGAAACTTGCAGGGATGGGCGGCATTTTGTCCTCGTCCCCTGAACTTATGGGCACGGCCCAACGGTTCCAAGAAGGTGGGCAAGGCAACGCCGAACAGGAATTCATTGTAAACATCCCAGGGTTTAGTCCCCCAGGTGAGATGCTTCGGATCACTGAAAGCACGTTGGCCCAGCTAACAGAACTTGTCCCAGAACTGCTCAGTCAAAAAGATACTTTGGTAGCTCCGGTTGAGATGCTTGCAAACGTGGAGTCGCGCCCTGGTGATGCGGTTGTTAGCACTCGACTTCGCCGCATGTTTGAGGCTCCCGCAGAACAAACTTCTGTTTCAGAAAACCTGACCCTTGATTCAGAGGCCATGGCTAACCGTGCTGCGGCAGCTTCAATGCTAGGCCAGCAGTTGTCTGACCTGACCCTTATGCCGGAGCGCACACCTGGTGAGCTAGAAATAGTTGTCGAAGGTGAAGACCAACGTGCTGCGGAAGCTGCGACTCGCCGTCGTATAGCTGAGGAAGATATGGCTATGGCAGTGCCTGTGCCTAGAGATGATTTCCGCACGTTTCCTGTTGATATGCCGCTAACAAGAGACGAACAAATCTTGGCTGACGCCCAAGCGGCTATTGAAAAGTATGACACCAACGCAGGGCGTGACGCAGCAGGTAATTTGCTCCCCGTTGCTCCCGACTCCGACTTAACCCGAGCAATTGAGCAGCGGAAACGAGACGAAGCGGATGAGTTCTTCTTTAATGCTGGGATGTTCGATAGGACTGCCCCAGAAAATGTAGCCGCGCAGCCTCGCGGATCGGAGTTGTCAGCGATATCCGCTGCAGAAGACTTACGTCAGCGTATTGCTCAAGAAGACGCAGCGATGGCGATGCCTATCCCACAGAGTGACGCCCCATCCGCTACGTCTGGAAGACCTCGGGCGCAAGGCATTGCATCGTTCGGTGTGTTTGATCCTATTGTAGATCGGTTTAAAGAGATTCGTTCAGAGGACGCGGCAAGAAACGCAGCGGCTGCAGAGGGCGATTTAGCTGGCTTTTTGGGTGTGGACTCGGACAACGATAAAACTGCCAATCGTACAGCAGACGTTAACTCTGTAGCAGACGATTTAAATCTAGAGATTTTGGGCAGCAACAACGGCGTTTATGTAGTTCGCGATGAAAAAGGACAAATTTCTGAGTTGACTGCAGGTGACATTTTTAATGCCGTAGAGGATCTTAGTCGTGTTCCAGAAGAGAACCCAGAGTATCTTAAAAACTTAGAGGCTGAATATAAAACCGTTATTGACCGTTTGGCTGACCCTGACACGTCAGATAATGAAAGGACAGTTCTGGAAAACCGTAAGTTAGTTCTAGAAGAAAGATATGACTCAAATCTTTTGTTAAGCAATTTAAGCTACCCTACCTTGCAGTCAAGATTTGAACGAGGCGTGTTAGACCTAGCGGGTAACATTGGGTCCAAGCTCGGGATTGTTAATCCAGAAACTGCTATTAGCTTTTTGGATCAGGCGGACGCAGTTGTAGTCCCAGAGGCCCCAACAATAGATTTGTTGGAAGAGGTCCGCGCTGCAGAAGCTGGGGCGGGCGACGCCGCGGTAAGTCAAGAACCTCCAACAAGTTTAACGGCTCCAGAGGTTACGGTTGACCCAGGCGTTGATACTAGTCCCGCGGCTCCAGAGGTTACGGTTGACCCAAGCGTTGATACTAGCTCCGCGGCTTCAGAGGAGGACGCTGATTCAGCCGTTGCTCCTCCAGCCCTTGATCCAAAGAAAATAATCCCTTCAGGTTCAGCAGCAGAACTCGAAGAGACAGTTATAGAAAACCCAGGCAATTCAAACGAAGCAGCCGCCACCGCAATTTTAGACCGAGCGGGCGTTGATACTACGGGTATGGACATTAAAGAACGTACCGTTGCAATGCGCAAAGTTCTGAGTGATCTAATGGGCGACACCCCAGAAGATGAGAAGAATGAGTTCTGGATGAACATGGCAATGATGGGTTTTGCAGTTGCGGCGGGCGAAAGTCCTGACGCACTGAAAAACATTGCTGATGGTCTGCTTGCAAGCACGGCTCAAATCCAACAGGGTAAGGCGGCGAAGAAAGCTCGAGGGGATAAGATGACCCTTACTGCGTTCGGAGAAGTTCTTGCGGATCAAAGAGCGACAGAGAAATTTGGACGAGACACTATTTTGGCAAGCATCCGCGCGTCTGGAGGAACTGGAGCTCAAGAGCCTTATGTTGATGCAGTCCGAGTTCTAGCGCAAAAAGGTCTAGACAACGGTATGTATTCTACAATGGAAGAGGCTCTTAATGCGGCGGCATCTGCTTTAGCTCCATACTACGAAGGCACTGCGCCATCGAGTGCAGCGTCGAGTACCCCCAAAAGTAACATTGAGTACATCAAAGGCAACTCATACAAATTCCCAGATGGAACGTACAAATTTCTTGGCGGAGACGTAAAAGATAAGAACAACTTTGAAAAAATTGAGGAGTAGGGTTTCATGGGGAAAGAGCCCGTTGTCATAAGCCAAGCTCCTTGGGAAACTAAGACGGAGCCCGCTGCTATAAGCCAAGCTCCTTGGGAGACGGATTCCGAAACCGAACAGACCGTCATCGGTTCTATCGCTCGTGGTGCAGGGGCGGGTGTCGTAGATATTGCTCAAGGCATCACCGAGTTAGGCGCAGCTGGTCTTGCTGCCGCCGATGTAGACGTTGATCAGCAGGGCATCACTAATTTCTTTGAAGACACCAAGAAGTCTTTGGGTCTCACCCCTGAACGAACCGCAGGGAAAGTCGTTGAGACAATTGTAAATTACGGTGCTCCAGGTATCGGAGTATTTAACTGGGTTTCTAAAGCTAAGAAGGCTGCAGACGCGGCTCGGGCAGGGACCCTGCTTCCGGCAGCAAAGACTTGGTTTGGTAAATCCGCGGAGACGTTTGGCCGAACAGGCGTGGGTAAAGCTGCAACCAAAACTCGAACAGGGCGCGCGGCTCTAACCACAGCAGGCACAGGTGTAGCTGATTTCTTCGTGGCCCCTAGCACGAACACATCTCTGGCTGATAGCTGGGACGCTATGCCCGAGAACCTTCGCACAGAAGACGAAGAGGGCTTGACTGGGAAAGCGTTGGCCGCGGTTCGTCTTAGAAACAAATTCAAGCTCGGACTTGAAGGCGCAATGTTCAATGCTGCGGGAGAGGTGATTCTACCTGTGGTCGGAGGGACTGTTAGAACCGCGGCTCAAATACCTGGGGTGCCTTTGTTGGCACGAGGAATTTCTACAGGACTAGATTTCTTGGGCAGTAAAATCGGTTCTGTCCCTATTGTAAAAAAACTTTTGACTCCAAATGGCTTTACCCCTCCGGAGATTGCTACGGCTGTTAGAACTGCCGAAGGTATGACAGAAGCAGAAGAAGCTGCCGCTGCCAAGTTACTCTCTAACTATGACACGGCGATCAAAAAAGCTATTAGAGCGCAACGGCTTACGGGAAGGGGCCGCACTGCTTTGCAACGCGCATACAACGACACCATGGACTACATGACTGGGGAAATCGGAGCCGATGCTTTTGGTAGATCATACGGTGCAAAAGCTCGTGAGTCGGTAGATGCCATGCGCAATCAAATCGACACCCTTAGCACGGAGTTCGAACAGTCGGTTCGCGCGGCCCCAAATCTAAATGCCTCACAACAAGACGAACTTCTTCAGCAGTTCCAGAGCAACCAAGGCACATATATACGTCGGCTCTATGAGCTTCACCTGCAGCCCGAGAAGTTTCGTAACGTAGATCCTGCCTCCTTGCCTCAGTATCAGCAGGCCAAGGATCAAATCCGAAGTGTCATCCAATCTCGGAACTCGGAACTTACAACCGAGATGGCGGACCAACAAGCCGAGCAATTCATTTCGAAGATTTTCAACGACACCACGTTAAATTCTGGTTTGACTGCGGAAGCTCGAGCCCGTCAGGTGGCTGCGGGTATTGCTCAAGGTGCAAAAGAAACAGTGGGACGTAAGTCCTTGTTTGGTTTAGCTGAAGGCATGTTGAAAAGTCGTTCGGAATTTTTAGATCAAGCTCCTGTACTTCGAGAAATGATGGGCGAGATCCGCAACCCTCGAGAGGCGTTCCTTCGCACCATAGACAATATGTCTACAACAAAAGCCTCCCAGCGTCTGTTCGATTCAATTTCTAACACGGGTGTTCGTTCTTTTGATGAGGCTGTTCAGAACATGAACGCGGGCGGCAGACCTTTTGTTGTTGCGGGGGATACCCTCACCGATTCTCAAATCAAAACTCTTGAAGGGCTGAACTACGTTAAGATGGGCGAGTTTAATCCAGACAATCCTTTTGGCGGCAAGTATGGTTCTCTGTCTGGGAACTATGTTCCTACGGAAATATACAACAGCTTGACTACCCCTGGCCGGGCTCAGTCCGGAGTGCAAGACGCACTGGCCGTTGCACTGCAACTTAAAGGTCTGTCCCAGATGACCAAGACAGTTCTCAACCCGCTGTCTCAAGTCCGTAACTTCTTGTCCAACACGTTTGTGGTTGGAGCAAACGGTCTTCTTGGTCGGAACATGGGCATCTTTGAGAGTGGTCAAGTCCTTGTGGCAAATGCAATCGACAGCCCTGAACAGTTTAAGTTGTTGAAAGCTATGCAGGACGAGGGCGCTATTGGTCAAAACATTCAGATCAACGAGCTACGTCGTTTGATGGAAGAGCAGACCGAACAGGGCGTGTCCTCAATGCTTGGCAAAGCAGGTAGAGTGGTGCGGGAAAAGATTCCTGTCGTTGGACCTACGGTCAAGTTTATGGAAAAAACATACCAGCTTGGTGACGACTACTGGAAAGTTGTCGGTGCCCTTGGGGAAAAAGCTCGGTACGGAGCGGCTCTTCGCAAGGCGGGCCTAGACATAGAGAATGTTGATCCTGCTGTACAAGACGCATTGTTGGGCGCGGGTCTTGCTCAAAGAACAAGCTCCATTGCGAACACCGATTTTGGAGACATGTTGGCTGTTGATCTAGTCAAATCCACCATGCCTACTTACTCCATGGTCCCTGAAGCTATTAAACAACTGCGCCGCATTCCTGTGGTTGGTAACTTCATGGCGTTCCCTGCGGAAATCATTCGTACCTCTGGCAACATTGTAAACCGAGCGGTCAAAGAGATGGGCTTTAAGCCTACTCAAGCAATGATTGACACGATGGGTGAGCAGCAAGCTCGAGCGTTTGCTCGGCAAATCCGAGGCATTGGAGCCGAGCGTTTGTCTGGTTATGTATCCATGGCGACAGTCGCACCGATTGCAATGCGTGAGGCATCTCACGACATCTTAGGAATTACAGAGCAAGAAGAAAAAGTTCTTGAGAAGAACGCGCCGTTCTGGACACTCGGTAACAAGTTAATGTTCTTAACTAAGCCTGATAAGAACGGTGAAGCTGAGTACGTCGATCTGTCATACATGCTGCCCTATGAATTCATGCTCACCCCTGCTCGTGCGGCACTGCAAACATACGCCGAAAAGGGTGAGATCGGAGCTAATGAGTCAGAGCAGCTTCTCGCTGCGTCTTGGGAAGCGTTTAAAAAGTTTGCGGAACCGTTTGCTTCAGAAGCTCTCGCTGCGGAAAGAGTATATGATGTAACTTTGCGTCAAGGTAAAACTGCAACAGGGGCCGAGATATATGAAGAGGGCGAGATGTGGGGAGATAAACTCGGGAAGAGTTTGACCCACGTCGTAGGCGCATTTATCCCAGGCATTGTGGACCAAGCCATGACCATCAAGGGCGGAGAGTTTGTTCCTGGGCGAGCGACCCGCGCTATTACGGGGGATCCTTCAAAACAAGGAGACCCGTACACAATAGCTGAAGAAGCAGGAACTATGCTCACAGGTCTGCGGCCCATGAAACTAAATATAGGGCGTAGCCTTGGTTATGCTGGCGGGGAATACTCCTCCCTTCGATCAAGTGCCGTGCAGATTTTCACGAAAGTAGCCGATGACAACGATGCTACTGCCGAAGATGTTGTGAACGCCTATGTTCAGGCGAACGAGGCTCGCCGTAGACACCAAGCACAGCTTAAATCTACTATTGATGCAGCACTTGACTCTGGCATGAGCAGGGCACAGGTGGCTCAAGCATTTAAAAACAGTGGTGTTTCTAAAAAAGAACTTAACGCTATTTTAGCTAATCGTTACGTCCCAATAAAAGTAAGTCGCAACTTGATTCGAGAAGTCAACAACGAAGTAAACGTGAAGAAAGAGAATAGAATTCTTCAACGACTTCCTCTTACTGACATTAACACCATTCGGTTTAGTTTGTTAAACACCCCAATCATTGGGGAACCTTCCGCTGTTGTGGTAGAAAAAGCGCCTTGGGAGACACAGGGCTCTATTTCCGCGCAGCCTCCTGTAGTAATAGAGCCCACAGAACCTGCGCCATCTATACTTGACACAGCTGCGTCCGCGGTTAGCAGCGCAACGGAGTCTGTCGCGAACTTAGGAGGGAACCTTATTGATCGTGCCCGGACCCTGGCCCCGTCAATTCTAGGTGGTGATCCAGCAGCGCAGTCTGCTAACGAAGAGATACTGCGCCGCCAGCAATCAGGTCAGTGAGTTTCAATTTTTACTGACACGCCTACGCCGCCGAACAAACGGACGAACTCGTCGCATTGAGCCTCGACCTCTTCAAGGATCTCGTCCTCCTCAGTCATGGCGGCAAGGCTTAGAGCCGTAGAAACCATCTCATGCATCGCGTGGATCTGGATCTTGTGCATTTGTTTAAAGCCCAGAGTTTTAAGTTTCGGATCAATCATTCTATTTCTCCCCAATCATCTTGGATATCTACATCAATTTTCGATGGAACCTTGAGCTTGATTCCCGTTTCCATAATCTCCTTTATCTTTGCCGCCTGCTCTGGGCTATCTATGTTAAAGCATAGCTCGTCATGTACTGTCAGCATAGGGGTAAGTCCCTCGCTGTAGCAATCAAGCATAGCCTTTTTAGTTTGGTCTGCCGCTGATCCTTGGATCAAACGGTTCAGTGCTTTGTATGTGAAGGCGCGGCGTATACCCATGCCGTTGACCCCAGCGTATTCCTTCAAGGCCTCGTCATGTGGCAGAGGCTTCCCTGCGCCAAACGTCGTGGGCTCCCAGAGGTTGAAGCGGCATAGACGACCAGACACCGTCCGAATCTGTCCGAGCTTCCCAGCCCTCTTAGAAGCCATCTCAGCTAGTGCCTTAACAAACGGCACCATACCACGGTGCTTCTGTAGTAGAGCCTTGGCTTCGTCCGGATCAATGGCGAGTTGGTCCGCCAGCTTGGCTACGCCCATCCCGTACATGATCCCGAGGTTCACGGCCTTCGCTTCCTTACGTTTGATCCCTGCTAAGTCAGCTACGATCTGATGCAGGTCTACGTCCGCTGTGTTGTACTGGTGGACAATGTCCTCGAGAATATCTTTGCCCTGGATCTCTCCAACGCTGGCTGCAAAGTGAACCAGCAACCTCGGCTCTTGGCTTGAGTAATCGAACGACCCCCACTTCATCCCCTCTTCTGGAATGAATAGACCCCGGATCAACTTCTTGATGTCCTTGTCCCGAGCAGGAATCTGCTGGAGGTTGGGGTTCGATGAAGAAAAACGCCCCGTCACCGTGCCGCCCTCGTCCCTACGGGTGGAGTGCAGTTCAGTGTGAATGCGCCCGTTGGTTTCGTGCCGCAGGATGCTGTCGATAAAGGTGGCGTCGGCCTTGTCAAACTCCCTTAGTTTAACCAACTGTTGGCATATTTCGGCTGGATGGTTGCTCAACCACGCCTTGGTAAACGACGGTGCTCCTCCGGTGATCTTTCCAGTCTCCTCGTTTTCTTTGATCTCGGTCCTTGGATATTCCATCCCTAGCTTTTCAAACACCTTGGCGATAGAAGCAGAGGCCCAAATGTCTACCTCCATCCCCGCTTCTTTCTCAACTAGACGCCGCATTTCGTTTGCTTTGCTGCGAATCAACTTCTTGTTCCGCTCGGCTTTGCCCAGATCAACGCGCACACCATTGCTGCGCATGTCCAACAGGCAAGGTATCAACTTGGTTTCGGTGTGCCAGATGTCCCACAGCTTTTGCGCTTCCAACTCAATCTTCAAGGACTGCCACAGTTTGAGTGTAGCCACAGCGTCACGCTCGGCATACGCACCCACATACATAGGGGGCAACTGCCACATCTCAGCCTTTGGATCGATGCCCCACGCCGCAGCCGCAGCCTTCAACATCTTCTCATCCTTGCGGATCCCAGCATAGTCTCGAGCCATGGCGTCAAGGCCAAAGGACCAACGGTTCTCGTCAACCAACGCACCCGTAATCATCGTATCGATAATCCGGCCCTTGACCTCTACGCCTTCAGCCCTGAGCCAACCCGCATCGTAGGTAGCGTTGTGCATGATTACGTCCATCTCAGGCACAGACATCTGCTTCTTGATCCACTTGAGTGTCATCCTCGGGTCAAGGTTGTGACCGTTCTCGTGTCGCATTGGGAAGTAGCCCTTGTACTCTCCCGCTGCCACAGCAATCCCGATGATATGTCCGTCTTTACGAGCCCATCCTGGCCCTAGGTTCTTGATGTTGGGGTCCTTGGTCTCGAGGTCCACGGCCACTTCTTTGTACCCTGTCAGGTCAGGAAACTCAGGCGGTATGTTCCAGTCCGAATCAATCATGTCCATCTCTCCCTTGAACTGGTGATGGAGGTCGCTGCCAAATAAGTTACTTGTCATTAGACTTGCCCAGTATCTTATCCAGCCGCTTTGAGATTGTCTTCTCCCGCTCGGTAAACTCTCCGCCCAATGCGCTGTACCCACACTTGTCGATCCATGAATCGTCATGGCGGATGTCGTTGAGCAGCCGCGCTGTCTTCACCCAGTCCATCATCAACGCAACATGCTGCGGTGTGACGTACCCGTGGGTGGTCATGGCGTTGCGGATAATTGTA